CAACGTGCCGGGCGGCAAGCCATTGGATAAACCTCAACCCATTAAATCTTGATGGACTTAACCCATTATGTCTGGAACGAGGCGCTCTATTTCGCGGTGGTCAAGGCCGTTCTCGTTCTGTTCTTTACATCCTTTGGGATTGGCGCGGTTGCTAGTCTCATTTTATCCACGGTAAAGGAGAAGCTACATGTTTAGCTCACTGAAAAACAAACTTAATACCTTTAAAAGCACGCTTTCACTCGGGGTTTTCTTGCTGTTTTCCGCATTTGCTAACCAAGCACTCGCGGCTGCTGATGCGGGTTTGGTCACGGAAGTCACCAAAACACTGGGCACCAGTAAAGATACGGTGATTGCGCTTGGGCCGCTCATCATGGGCGTGGTGGGGGCAATTGTTCTGATTGTTACCGTGATTGGCTTAATTCGTAAGGCTAAATAGTGCTTGAGTTGTGGCTGGG